GGCGATACTAATTTCTTCGCCCTTGATCATTTCGTAGTTCGTTGGTTCGTCGTTGAGCCAAGAGAACAACTCGTTCCATCTGCCCCAGTATGTTTTCCACTGAGCCAGCATGTTACGCTGCAACTCATCTTTGACCACCTCAACCTTCTCGGAAGGCACACCTGCTTTGCTCAGTGCCTTCGTTGCTTTCATAAATGTCTTGCGCCAAGTGCCGGCAGGCTTTGCCCACGCTTGCTTTATATTTTCTGCGACGAATGCGATCTTCTTGTTTTGCTCAACGGTTTTGACGTCATACCTTACGCGCTTCTCGGGTGGTCCGCCTTCCATTCCGTTCTCATCGTATACGGCAGCGATTCGCGCTACGAAATGTGATTCCCTATGCTGGGGCTCAAGGGGAGTAACTTGAAGCTGATTGCGAAAGTTGCGCTCCATGAAGCTCAGCCAATTATCTTGAGTGCTCTCAATGTAGCCGGGGTTGCCCAGCTTGTGTTCTTTCCAGTTATTGCCGGCGTACATCTTTGACTTCTCGGGAGCATTTGGCATGCCTTCCTCGATAAAATCAACGATGACCTCGGGCAACCCGATGTCTCGCAGCCCCTCTGTTAAAACTTCTTCCTGTAAATACCTAAACCAATTGCCTGTAGAAATGTCCATTAATTAAACTCCGTCATTATAAATAGTTGTTTTTATCAGTATCTACGCAAAAGGCTCGGTCTTTAATAGTTCTGCTGTGTCACGCCAGCTTTCCACCTCGTAAGCAGATCCATTTGGGTGTTGCCGCAGGGTTACTGCCAGCGAGCAATCGTTGCCTGGAAATGGGATCCTATCCCCTACGAACAATATCCTATTTCCTTCTAACACCTCATCAAAATGGCGGTCAATAATTTGAGATTTATCGGCTCCCATTTTGAAGATATCAATGCTAACGGCGCCCCCAATGGCAAAATCCAGAGAAGCGTATTGCTTTTTGAGGGCGCCCACGATGGCTTCCCTCTCTTTGTTCTGCAGATCATACTCTGCGTATTCTCTTCTTTGCTCTGTTGTTGCGTTAGATCCTACGATGGAAAAGTTTATCATCCCCTCGCGGTGTTGAGAATGTTTGCCTGTTTTTGTGTGGTAAGCCGACTCTTCAACCACCTTCTTTAGTTTCTCTTTTAAGCCGCGCGGGCTGCGGAACTTATTCTCATATATTATTTGCCACTCGTCAAATCCAGATGGATTTATCTGATCCAACTGCTCATAAAATATGTTCCCCATGCATGCGAATACGCCGGCGCAGCCATCAACAATATCAGTACCCAATTGGTCTATTATTCGCGGGAAAGATCCCCCAGAGACAATGTATACCTCTCTATCCTTCATCCATCTTAAAAATTCAATTTTAAAATTTGAATCTATCTTTTGTTTGGGAGGGGTAACTGTGCCATCGACGTCAAATAAAAAAATACTACTCATAGCCTATTTCCAAAAAAGCTGAACAGCGACGATGGCAAAGGAAAGTAGAATACATACCATGGTTTTGAGAGTAAACATGCTCTCATTTAAAAAATACCAAGTTAAAATGGGGAACGTCAAGTAGGACATACTAAATATTAAAAATCTAGGGCCCCATACCTCTCCCATGTCTTCATAGGCTAATCGAATGCCATACCAGAAACAAATGCCAGCAGGGACCGAATATAAAAATACTGCGGCGAGAGGCTTGTCTTTCCACCACTCCCACACAAATTGAGAGTTAAGATTGAACCAGCCCATTGTCTGACCCGCGGCGAAGAGCAAGCATGCTAAAAAAAGTTTGTGAGTCACTTATATTCCTAAAAGTTGGTTATGATTACATCTTCTGCGAGGTGTTTGTGGCGAGTGGGGGTGCCATATTTACTAACATATGTCAAGCTGAAGTCGACATAGAGATCTCGTAGCCGAGGGCTATATTTGTAACATAATACAAATTTGTTCTCCATCTCTGATAAAGTATTGTGTAACTGTTGATGATTAAAGGCGTACGTGTCGAAGCCTTCCGAAAGTCCGCTAATAAGAAGAGGGGGGTGGTAAGCGCCAACAGGAATAAATATTAGATCTTCTGGTTCGACATACTGCAGTCCTTCCTCCACATATGTCGCTGGGTAATATTTCAATTCTATCTCGTAGGGGTTCTTGATTAACTCTCGCAAACGACGTAAGAAGAGCGAATTGTAATTATTTATATCATAAGTCCCAAAAGAAACAGTGCCATTGTCAGAATAGGCATTCAGCAAATAAAAGATTGCGGCGCGCATATACGGCTCACGATATGTTAACAGCTCACGCTGATAAGTTTCTATAGTGCCGTGAGTTGTCTGTTCATGCATTGCCTCCGCATGCATAGCTACCACTTCTGGTTTCTCCAACAGGTGCTTCCAAAAATCATAAATAGCTATCTTGTTAGTTAAGAAAGTCATCTTCTCTCTTTTTTTCAAGAGCGGGAATTCCATCTGACCCGAAAAAAAAGCATAGCTCTTGATCGGAACATCAAGCGGGATAATTTTTTTTAGCACGTGCGAGCTAACAAAGTTATTAGGCTCTTTGAGTGGGGTTCTCATCGCCGGTGCTCCCATCGATCTGCTGAGAGAGCGCTTCTATGCTATTTTGTAGGTCGTTAAGCGTGTCGGACTGCTGTAACTCCGGCGCTGTTTGGGCGTCTTCGTCTTTATTTTGGGAAAGCTCATACTCTACATATGAGCTAACAACCGACTGAATATCTCTCAGCATGACATCCGCTTTAGCTAACTTCACGCGGGTTTCGTGAATATGATTAACAGTGGAGGACGAGAGAACCTGAGACTCGGCGAACTGAATTAATGAAATCTGACCAATAAGCTCGTTAGCTTTCTTATATAGTCTTCCTACTTCTGGTGCAAGTTCCTCCAACTCAATGGAATATTGTAAATTTATTCTTGGCATATTATCCTCTTAACAGTTCTTTTGTTTTTTTATTTAGGGTGTCCTCTATGACATCCGGTGCGCCCACCACTACGATTTCCGTACCAGTGTGTCCGCGATTAATTGTAAGCTTGGTAAACCTGTGGTTTAGGTTAAGATCCTTATGGAGAATTCCCTGCTCATTGAGCTTTTGAATTCTCCCTTCTTCTCTGATCAGTACTACATGTTCAGGGTTCACAAACACCTCTTGTAATGTATAATCCTGCTGTGTCGTTAGTGTGCTATTGTGGCATACTTCTGTAAGTTTAACTAATCCCATCATTTTCTCCCATCGGGTATACATCGCTTTTCTTGACATTCCAATTACCGTCAGCATACACACGATAAATGTACTGACTTCTCGTGCTCAAATAAACGCCGGCGATTGGCTTTTCAGAAATGCGCATCCTCATACCCTTATCGTTATCACACCACAACTCCACTCCCTGTGGGATGTGTACCAGATCTCCTTCTTGCATTACTTATCCTCCGTCTGGATGATGCCAAAATTTGTTGTCATTAGTGTGCCTGCCGCCGAGGCGGCATTCTGTAATGCTGTCTTCGTGACTTTGACCGGGTCAATAATTCCCTTTTCAATTAAGTTAACAAGCTCGCCGTTTCGAAAGTCCCAACCCACATTCTCGTCACTTGCTAATATTTTATCAATAATTAGATCAAAGGATTCTCCAGCGTTTAGCGCCATTTGTCGAATGGGCTCACGACAGGCTTGTCTTATTACAACAGCGCCTATGCCTATATCTGATGAAGATCCCTCGGACCTTATTACAATTGTTTCTGCAGCCCTTAGAAGAGATGTACCCCCGCCCGGGACTATGCCCTCTTCTTGTGCGGACCTCACTGCCTCTAGCGCGTCTTCGATTCGGTGTTTTCTCTCGGTCATCTCTACTTCGGTGGCTCCGCCGACTCGGATGACTGCCACGCCGGAGACCAATCTCGTTATGCGATCTTGCATGGCGGCAGCTTCATCTAGTTTGTCGGTATTTTGAATGTCCATCTTCAGAGCTTCTATTCGACGTTCCACCTCGTCGTGGTCTGCGGCGCCGCCTACAATCGTTGTGGCATATTTATTGCTTTCGATAAACTTGGCCGTACCTAAATCTTTTAACTGAGTATCCTTTAGCTTGATGCCGGATGCCCGAGAGATAAAGGTGGCGCCCACCGAAACAGCAATATCTTCTAGTATACTCCTTCTCTTCTCTCCGTAGTCCGGGGCTTTGATTGCGGCAACTTTCAGTGTTCCACGTAGTGCGTTCATTATCAATGCAGCAAGCGCTTGCCCTTCTATATCTTCAGCGATAACTATCAGAGGTCGAGATTCTCTCGCCACCATTTCTAAAGTAGCCAAGATACTATCAATAGAATCTATCTTATAGTCCGTCACCAGGATCAGAGGCTCTTCGTGTATCATCATCGATCTTCTCTCGTCGGTGATAAATGCGCCGGCGCAATAGCCAGCACGGATCTTGAAGCCTTCTTCTATATCCACTGATGTCTCAACAGACCTTGACTCTTCAATGGTAATCGAGCCATCTTGTCCTACCCGGTCGATTGCCATGGCAATTAAATTTCCAATTGTTTTATCATTGTTTGCTGAGATAGTTGCAATATGTTTTATATCCTCAATACTTGTAACCGGCAGCGATAGGTTGGACAAATTGACTAACACTTCCTTGCATGCCAGGTTGATTCCGCGCTGCAATTCAATGGGCGAAACTCCAGAAGCCACATACTTTTGCGACTCCTGAAGTATGGCTCGAGCCAAAACAGTCGCTGTGGTGGTGCCATCGCCGGCTGTGGCATTGGTCTCGACCGCGGCTTGCTTAATAATTTCAGCTGCCGCATTTTCGAATGGGTCATCTAAGGCGACAAAGTGAGCAACTGTTACTCCGTCCTTTGTGATGAAGGGAGTGGCACCCTTTTCTTTAAGTAAGACATTTCTACCACGTGGTCCAAGCGTAGAGGCTACATTATCAGCTAGCTTGTTGACCCCGTTTAATATCTTTTGTTGCAGTGTTTGATTGTCGTCGTATGCTCGACTCATTAATACCTCAGAGTTATACTATATTATAATCTGTTATTGAGAGAATGTCAAATGTTATTCGTTTAAAGATCGTCGCTTGTGTTTGTGGCGGCATCTTTCTGGTCTTTCTCCAGCAAGTTTACTACTTCTTGACCATCCGTTTGGGCTTGCTTGTTTGCATTCATCGCAGTGGAACGGCGGTCGGCGCTGAAGTATTTACCAATATTTTTAGTGAACTCTTCCGTCGTCTTCAGCAAAGTCACCAGGGTTTCTCCCATCTTCTCGATATAGATGTCAGCGCATTCCTTTATATTCTTATCAGACAGATTAATCTCGCCATAATACTCAACCTCAGCAATATTGGCTAACTTTTCAGTTGCGGCTGCGCTGATCGACCACTGCGTACCGCCGGATGCGCCTTTAGCTTCCATGATTTGGCGCTCTTGTTCTATCATAAGCTTCTCTCTTTCGTGGAACTCTCCAAAGTAAGATTCGGAAAATTGTTGTGGTTCTTCTGGCGTCTTGGGTGTAGCCTCAGCATAACCAGCGTTGTATGTCTTCTGTGCGGCGCTAAGGGCTCTCTTCTGTTCAGGTTCTTTCAGTTGGGGGTGTGCTGCGAGCCAGCTTTCAAAATCAGGCTCTTTGCCTGCGATGGCTGTAGCAAAGCCTTGCTTGCGCGCTGAAATTCTATCTGCTCTTGCCTTTTCTGCCGTGTATTGTCCCTGCTTTACAGCAGGATCTTTGGGTGCGCTAGCATCAGAGTTGAAGGTGCCCTCATCATCGACATTCTTCTTAAACATCCCCAAGGTTTCGTTATAGCCCGGCGTCTCAAGAAGAGCCCGGCGCATATCGATTATTTGATCTGGGGCGCCTTGCCAGGATTGAGCCAGTCGCTCGATTTCTCGCGCCTGATCGCCAAAAAGATGTTGATTGCCGGACTCCTCCATAATCTTTACAAAGTTCCGGCGGTTGATAATAAAATCAAGCAGCATCAGCTGAGTAACATTATCGCCGCCACCGTCAGAATTTTTTCGACCAATTAAATATTTGATCTTATCTACTCCAGATCCGCCGCGGATAAACAAGTAATCAATAAGGTTAGTAAAGCTTCCGTGAATGGGTGTTTTGGGACTTAATAATTTGAGACTGACAGCCTCATCATCTCCGCTAACAAAATCTTCAATTGGTAAGGTGCCTCCGACGCGACCAGAGATCTGCTTGCCGCCAGTAATCGCCGCCATGAATCCCTCAAATACAAACCCCGAAGATGATTCACTATAATCGTTGAGACAGGCTTGCAGTGCCTCCAAGATCATCATCATGTTCAATATTGTGTTGAATCTATCTCCGGTTCCCTTTCTTTTTGCCCGGGCAGGGTCAGCAAAGCTGTTGACATGATCGATTCGAGCCTGGATGCTAGGTTTTCTCGTGATGGAGGCAAAAATTCTATCTATGTCTTCCCTTGATTGGCTACCTGGCTTGCCCCACGATTCGTTTGGTGTTAGTCTGGGGAGCGAGAGATGGACGCTGAAGCTTTCATACCCCTTCTCTTCTGTGAGAGGGTTAAGTGAGATACTCATGATCTCTTCAACCATGCTCATCAAGCTATCCGGCGTGATGGTGTTCGCCATCTTCGTATATTCTTCTCTTAATATGTTTTTTAGTTCAGACACTCGAAAACCTCAAATAATTATGTCAGCTATACCTAATTCTACAGCTTCTTCTGCAGATAAATAGACATTAACTTTTCGTTCTAACATATTTTTAATATCCTTTTTCGTCATGTTGGTCTCGGCCACCAAGGCTTCAATATAATCTTCTTGTATTCTCTGAATAGCTTCCATCTCATTTACGAGGTTAGATAAGCTTCCGTGGTTGCCTGCGATGACTGAGTGAATCATGACTCGGCAATACTTTCCAATCTTGCGCTTGCCCTTCGTACCGGAAGCTAAAATGAGCACGCCGGCAGACATCACCTTGCCTAGACCAATAGTATGAATCTCGGTCTCTTCTCTGATCTGTCGCATCATATCATACATTCCGAACATGTCGTCTGCAGAACCGCCATATGTAGAAATATAAAAATCAATGGGGCGTTTTTTTGATTCTTCCGGCGCTAGCTTATTAAGCTCGTTAAGATACAGTAGGGCGTGAATTAATTCCGCATTCTTTTCTTCAGAGACTTCCGTGAAAAGTCCTATTATTCTCATATCCGGCTCAGGCGGAATGGCGGCTAGCAGCTCTGCCGCCTCTGCGGGATCCAGCACCACCATCTTTTTAGATGGTGGAGGTCCCTCTTCTTTTATTGCTGACTCAATTATATCTTTTATCTTTTTTATCATTGTGTTCTCCAAAACTCAAGTGCTGTTTTCTGATGCTTAGTTAGGTATACCATTGATGACTCCCAGTCGTTAAAATCTACATATCCCTTAAAGAATCTTGGGTGGGTCCCAACGAGTACTTTTATGGAATTTTCCTTTATGTGTTCGACATTTTTATCGAATGCCATAGTAAATGATGTGATAGTATTAGAAGACTTTTCAGTCTTTAACAAGTACTCCAACATCAATTCGCGTGAGGTTGCTAAGTTTTCTATGGACTTGATCATTGCCGATAGATATATTAAATGAGAAATTCTAATAGTGCGGAGGCTGAGGTTCGTGCTTCTCATAAAATAAAACGTCTTACACGTTATATATCCAAATATGAATATCAAAAAATATAGTAGCGCTTGCAGGATACACCTCTCTAAATAAATAGCCACATGAGATTTTTATATCCCAGTGGCTACTATAATATGTTAACTATTTAATGTCAAGCTATTTTGCCGTAATGCGATTAAAAATTCGCTCGGCTAACTGGTCGGTAATAGTGCCTCTGGTTGACTTCTTGGAGAGGCGAGCGGCAACCCTGCGGGAAACCTCAGCGACAACCTCGTCTTCGTTTTTATAAGCCTTTTTGCCATCTTCCATCATGGGCTCTTCCATTTCCTCTTCCGCATCAAGTTCAAGCTCGGGTCCGCCGGGAAGTTCCGCGTCTACCTCGATCTCGTCCTCACCGGTGTCCATATCCACGCTGGTCGGCTCACCCATCACATCTTCAAGCGCATTCTCAAGAGCGCTCATAAAATCATCTACCGACACCATTTCTCCGGCGCCGGCTTCGGCTCCCATGTCACCTTCAAGATCATCAAGCTCTCCGCCCTCTTCATCAGCTAGCGCATCTTCGGCGCCCAACTCGTCCTCGGTACTGCCAAGTTCAGCTTCAAGCTCTTCGTCTTCATCGCGAGCACCAGGAAGCGCTCCGTACCCCATCTCCGATAGGCGGTTATCGCTTACGTGTGATAAATTTGCCAACTTCATAAATTGGCGAACCTGGGTTTCAGTTAAAAGTGTTTTGCGGGACATGGGTTTTCTCTCCTTGAAAAAATGTGAATCTTAACAATAAATAGTAGTTAAATTTACAATAGTCTGAAATTCATTAAGAAATTAAAGAGTTGCCTTTCATTTTGCCGAGTGCTATCGTCTCAATCTGCTTTACTCTCGCAAAAGATATCCCCAATCTGTCTCCGATCTGGCGCAACGTCATCGGTCCGTTTTCATAGATAGCAATGAGAGTACAGTTATATTCTTCTTCGAAGTCAATAAACATTCGACATTCTTTTTGATCACAGTTCTTTTTTTTTGACATGCACTCTCTGCTGCATGGTTTCAAGCCGTCGAAACTTCTCATAATTCGGGGTGCTCCTCTTCAATTAAGTCAAAAATATTATCTATCTCGGAATCTTGCAACCCAAGATCTTCAGAGTTTGTGCGACCCTTAGTTCGCAGTTTTTTGGATTTCTGTTTTTTCTTTTGCGAATGAGTGCTCACCTCGTCAACATAATCTTGAACACGGGGATCAGAGTTTATATATCCCGTTATTATCGCTCGGAAAAATTGAGACTGTTTAAGTCCATCGTGATTGAGGCGAATAAGAAACTGGGCGTGTCTATGATCTGTATCTGTAAAAACTATCTTTTTGCTGTTTATCCCGTATGAGCCGGTCATTTCCACTCTCTCGACAGGATGTGGGCTGAGCTTTCTGATTGCCCAGCGGCCGTTTGCATTATGAATTTTGACTTAGCTTGAAATTCCGCGAGGTTGCGGGCGCCGGAGTATGAAAAGCCTGACTTGATGCCGCGGCATAAATCTTCTACAATATCGACAATCTTACCTCGATATGGCACCCTAGACGACACTCCTTCAAATGACGAGTATTTGCCCCTCCAGTCAATTTGAGCTTCCTTGCTAGCCATTCCTCTGTATATCTTCCACCGGTGACCGGCTTGATCTTCCATTATCTCGCCCGGAGTTTCAGCGGTACCGGCAAAAAGAGAGCCGCACATTACCACGTCGGCGCCGGCAGCAAATGCTTTTACCATGTCTCCGGAGTTTCTTATTCCGCCGTCGGCGATGATCTTCACATCGCGATCTGTTTGTGCGCAATCTATAATTGTTTGCAAACCAGGCATGCCGTGACCGGTCTGTATCCGGGTTGAGCAGATTGAACCACCTCCAATGTTACACCGAACAGAGTCTGCTCCCCAGTCAGCCAAATCGTTTACACCATCCAGTGTAGCTACATTACCTGCCATCAAGTGTACCTCATCCCCCAGCAAAGACCTGAGTGCTGCTAGTGCCTCTTTCATTGAAATGTGGTGACCATGGGCGACGTCAACGCAAATAAAGTCTACGTCGAGAGCACTGAGTACAGCAGCCCTATTCAAATAGTCTCCGGAGACCCCAACGGCAGCACCCACTGTCAATCCTTGAGGCTGTAGTTCCTTTGCTGCCATTACTATACGGGCTTGATCTGCAATTGTATTGTATCGATGAATTACTGCGGCGCCACCGGCTGTGGATAGGGAGCTTGCCATCTCAAATTCAGAGATGGTGTCCATGGGCGAGGCGAGGATCGGTACCTCTAAGGATAATCCTCGCTCTAAGTCGACGGAGATATCAATCTCTGTTCTTGTTTTGATATCAGAATACTGAGGACATAATAATACATCATCATAGGACAGTGTCGTTCTCATAGTGCCTCCTTCTTTATAAATGATCTAATCTCTCTGGTCTTGTACCATGTTTTCTCACTAGGGTCATTGGGATCTGGCATCATTCTCATGGTGGGCAACCTGTTATCTACGTGCGTATGAATTATAAATATAGTTGGTACCCCCTTAAATTTGAGCATCTTTTCTATTTCTGGGTAGTCATCGACATTAAACGCAAAAAAGTGTAGATCATTGTGCTCTTCGCTTTCAGCTATATCTTTAAAATAAGGGCTCAGAGCGTGACACATGTGACACCCATTAGAATAAAACTTTAACACACAAGTTTGATTTTCTTTTACTTTTCCATTAATCAGATTCTGAAGAGCATGCGTCGATAAGCGATTTATTCTCATTTAATACCTCCTGAGTTTTCTTAATACATGTCGGACAAAATAGGCGCACTACTTCTTGGCGAACCACAACGCTCCATTCACTAACCATATCTCGATCTTTCTTATCGAAAGGTTCGTTGCAGGCGCTGCACTGAGCCGGCATCTTATTAAACTGGGCAACTTTATCGGCAACCCGGTCTGACGCTTCCGAAGAAGTCTCCTTCTCTAGTGTACGACGCTGCTTACGATTCATCGCTTTCTTTTGTGGAAATGTTGCGATATTTTTGAGAACGCTTGAACGTAGGAGAGTTTTCTTCATTTATCACCATTGGCTCTGCCAATTCTTCATCTTCGAACTCTTCTACTTCTACTGTCGTTGGTTCCTCTACGGTTACCAAATTTTCGACTTGGCGCTGCAGCGATGCTGCTGCATGCTCCCACTGACTTAAGCGCACAGCCGCTGTTGCAATCGTCTCGGCGCTCGATTCGGTGGGGGCAGCATCTACTGCCGCCTCCAACATAGCGTATGACTCGTGTATTTTAGCGCGGAGTTGCAACATCGCTGCACTCACCAGATCTTGCTTAGACATAAAATTATTCTCCTTTTATCGATTTATTGTTCCAAAAATTTGTTGCCTGTTAGTGCCGTCAAATACCACGATAGCTGATGGAAATGGTGCACTGTTAGTGCAGTCTCCAAACTTAAGACGTCCCTTTACGAAATAGACCTCATCGGCTCTCATGACAAACTGGTGCCAATACTTTGTATCCGTCCTTGATGGGATAAGCATGACTACCTTGGTTTCTTCCTTGCGAGATTCATTATAAGCCTTCTCAATCCAGCTTTCAATACCGCGGCCATAGGGGGGATTAATAAAACTCGTGAACCCCTCCCAATCTTTGGATAGACCGTCCTCCGGCTCTGTAAAAAAGTTTGCACACTTGGCGTTGGTCGGATCCGCGCACGGATCCAGATCAAACGGACCAAACCTCCAATCTAGCTTGTTAAAGAATTCTTGAGGCGTAGACCACTCTCCTGTTTTGGAAGAGAACATTGTTAATTGAGTAGTCTTATTCATTTGAGGAGCCTCCTGAGATAGCATTAAAGTTATCTACAACTTCATCAATATCAAACTTACCTTTGAAGAGTCGATACGCTTTTACCGCTGAGCGGATCTCGTCGGTATCAAGCCATCCATTCTCTCGGAACTCAGTGCGCAGTTCGCGCTTTTGTTCCTGATAGGGTTCTATGCATTCTTCAATTGCTGCCAGTGAGCGGATATACTCCTTGACATATTGCTTCTTCTCATCGTGTGTATTGGCCATTAGGCTCTCCTTTGTTACTCTAATAATATAGCACTATGACATTCGCTTGTCAAGCACTTATTATAGGTGAATTCCAAAAAGTTGGAACAAAAATCTTTTTACTATAGTGTCTTTCTGCTCTTCGGTTTCACAATCCGCAAACAGATAATTATATGTATCTTTCTCGTGCGCGATGACATCGGAAATGTGACCCGACTCTTTCTTCATCCATCTTATTTGTTGTTTATAGTTTCGTGATTGGGTTATGCCAAAGCGCTCAGCCAAATCTAAAAGAATAAAATATTTTCTCTCGTCGAGTGCGTCCTTGGCATCTTTAAAAAGAGATAGATTTTCAATACCCTGCTCTATCGTCACTTGATTCCCTACCTTGTCTGGGTGAAGCTTCATTGCCAGTCTCCGAAATAGTTTATTAAACGAATCGTGAATTTCGATATCATCTTGAGTCTCACTGGGTTCGTTCTTTTCTTTTAGTGGCTGCGGGCACACCATGAGAGCGCCGAGGGCAGGATCCTCTATATCTGGAAACTTTTCAGAAGAAATTTTTGGCTCACCTAATCCGTACGCCTCTTTAATCTTTTCTTCATTTTCTTTATTTAAAGCTTGTATATCGAGCCCATTCTCTGCTGCTATTTTAAGGTAGTGCTCTTGAAACCCTGCAGCAGATTCAGAATTGATTTGTCGAATCAAGTCCTTTTCATTGTGTAAAAACCTGATTTCGTTTACCATTCTCTTCCATCTAATTTTATCAGACGTTGCCACAGTATCATACCCCGCTCCCTAAGTAGCTCGGAATCTTACTTAAATTCAAAATCGATAGTGGCTCTAATCTTTAACTCTGGGATACGTAGGTGGTTAGCAAGGTTGTGTTTTTTACAGGCGTCTCCCTCAAGAAACCAGTCGGCATGACCCTTTTCGTGCACGATATCTAAAAAATAATCTCTGTGGTGGCCACAATTCTCTGCCATCATAGAGTAGATTTTTTGGTTAAGGCGCTCACTTTCATCCGCGGACGCCTTTAATTCTTCCACCTTCCCGTGTTCCATCGAGCTAACGTCATGAATCATAACTGTCGCGTCAGGATCCATGTATCTCATCCCCTCGGCTCCAAAGCTAAAAAGAATGGCACCACAGGACATCGCCTTGCCTTGGACAATTGTTGCGATGGGAATGCGGCTGTGTTTGATATCTGATATCATAGACATCAGGCTGTATACCTGTCCGCCATAACTATCGATAATAATGGGAAGGACGGGTTGTCCCGTATTCTGCGCCTTCATAACCGCTGTTGAAAACGCTTTCGCCGACGTCTCATCAAATTTAGTCACCCTAACGATGGTTGGTAGATCATCTATTAATTTTGCCTCTTTTATCAGAGGACTAAAATATTTTATAACGTTCATGTTTTATCCTAGTTGCCGAAATGTTTTACCGATAGCATAGGTGCTGAATCCCCAGTTAGGATCGTACTTGAGGTTTGCCATATACGGTCGGTTAAGGTGTATTCGGTCTCGCGAGGGCTTGACACCCCAACATCGAATTCGTGTCAGTTCGTTGTTGGAATCAATCACTTCAACGATCCAGTAGTCCTTCCCATTCTTTGTCTTCTTGGGCACGATCTTCCTAGGAATAAACCAGCACAGCTGCAGCGAAGAATCGTATTCTGAGATGGGAGGGACAAACTTATCCTGAAGTTTCTGTATTGTTTCCGGAGTAATGACTAAGTTCATTGGGAATATTCCTGTAAGTTCTGTCTTGAATTGAATGATCTCTTCCTCGGTAAAGTCTCCCTCTGGGCTGTAGAGTTCAAGATTTTCTGCAAACTTCTTGAGGCTCTTTGGGCGCTCAACGACACAAGCAGACCAGAAGTGTTTGCGTCCGCTGAACCGATCATCAACGATATTATCTAAGGCTCCGCCGCGGCATAGAGCGTCCAGTGCTTTCTTGTTAAGCTTACTGTAGGAGACCCCCTCTCGAAATAATAAGTCTTCCGCGTTCATGAACGGTCGATTATCCAGCAGTTGATTGATTGCTGCCATGCCAAGACCCTTAATAGAGGTTAACGGCTGGATAAGAGTCTTCCCGTCGGAGCTAATCTCCCACACGGTTCCGGATTTGTTTACATCCAACGGTGCGATGTCAAAGCCGTACTGCTTGGCGATATTAATTGCCTTCTCTTTCCTGCTCTCTGGTTCCTTGTCTAAGAATGCTGCCATCCACTCAGCCGGGTAGTAGTTCCACAGCCAAGCGCACTGGAATGAGATGATGCTGTACGATACTGCGTGAGACTTGTTGAATCCATATCCCGAGAAGTACTCAAACTTGTCCCACAAGGCTTGCGCCTCGTCTCTCGCAATCTTATTCTTAAGACAGCCGGAGATAAACTTATCGTGCAACTTACCCTTCACGGATCCCTTGCCTGTCCCCTTCTTAGTCAGCACCTTGCGAAGCATGTTGCCTTCATCCAGGGTTAGACCGCCGAGCTTGTGTGCCAGTAGTGCAATCTGCTCTTGAAAGATCAAGAAACCGAATGTTTCCTGTGTGATATCATGTGCGTCATCATTCAAATATTTGATATAGTGGGGGCTCTCTTTGGCTTCCACATATTCATCGTGAACGTTCGCAGCCAAGGGTCCCGGTCGATAGATAGAGGTGATAGCTGACACATCAATGATGTTCCTCGGCTTTGCCCGAACACAGAACTTTTGGGCGCCCTGCTCTGTGAACTGAAAAATCCCAGCCCACTTGCCGGCGTGGAAGATATTCTCATATACCTCTTGATTGTCCATATCAATCACATCTGGGTGTAATTTCTCATTATAATAGTTTAACACCTCTGCAAACGTTGGGTTCTCGACGCCATGATGGCGGCGCAGGATATGCTCGATGCACCCCTCCATCATTTTGAGGGTGGAGAGCCCAAGTAAATCGAATTTAATAAAGCCCATCGGCTCAAGGTGTCGGACGTTCTGTCCTTCAGCCCATGGGGCTTGTCGCACACCACCTGAATTGATCAGCGGCATATTCTGATCAAGATTCTCAGCGATAACAACGCCGCCGGCGTGTCGAGAACAAGAGCGAACTTGTCCAACTAAACCCTCAACGTGTGTCTTAACTGCTGGATGCATAGCCAGATACTTACGAAGCGAAGGTGAGAACTCCATGACTTCTTCCCAGGTGGGGGCGTAGATACCAGACTTGATACCGTGCTTCCTCTTGGCTTCTGGCAGTGCCTCTCTCATCATGATAGAAGTAACTGTGTTGACTTCAGTGAAGGGAATATTATAAAGCTTAGAGATGTCCTTGATTAAGCTTTTCAGCTGCAGTGTATTCCAGTTGGAGATTGGAGCAACACAGTCGGCGCCCCACATATCAACCAGCTTCTCTTTCAAAGCCATACTATCTGATACGTCGTAATCAATATCAGGATAGTCCGAGGCATCGGAGCGCAGGAAGCGAGAGAACAGGAGCCTATGCTTGATCGGATCTACTTGTGTGATCCCCAGGGCGTATGCCACTAGAGAACCAGCGGCGGAACCACGACCGGGGCCGGCTAACATCATATCTGTGGCCACATCAACAATCGACTTCATCGTCAGGAAATACTTTGAGAACCCTCGCTCATCAATCACTCCCAACTCTCGGCGCAGGCGGTCTGTGTATTCCTTGTTCGTATGAAATCCGCGCCCCTTCAGCCCTTCCAAAGCAAAATTAACAAGTGCCTGCGTTGCGGTGAAGCCCGCGGGGACCACAAACTCTGGTAAGCGCACTGTGTTGTCTGGCAAAAAGGACTCGATTCGATCGAACGCAATCCGGTGTGACTCTTCAATGCTCTGCATAACCAAGTCATCGTCGTACTCAAAGCCCTGCTCATCGGAGTATTGCTTATAGCTCTCCCACATCTGATCGCCGTTCTTCGGATACAGCTCGTATCCAATTTCTTCAACGCCTTCAGGTAGTTGAGACTCGTCTTCTGCCCAGGATGGGCGGCCCTTACCAAGCCAACCAAGGCGCTTGTAAAGCTCTCTGTCCTTCCAGGCATCAGGGTTGGGATAGTGGCTATCGGCGGTCGTCACCAGTTCGACGCCAAACTCTTCGGCAACCTGAATAACGTATTGGTTTAGTTCATGCTGCTCTTTAATGTTGTTCCATTGAATCTCGGCGTACCAGCGATCTCCGAAGATATCAACCATTTGCCTCGTAGACTCTCTCATTGCTTCTAGGACGGCTTCGGCGCCTTCCTCTCGGTGTTCCCAGTAGTTACCAGCGTAAACGCCGCCTAGGCATGCTGAGGACGCTATAATACCTTCGTTGTACTTCTTCAGTAGCGCGTAATCAATACGCGGGTACCGATAGAAGTTTTCCGCCTTGTAGGACTCCGAGACAAGCTTGAACAAATTGTTTAGTCCTGTCTGGTTTTGAGCCAACAGGACAAGGTGGCGGCGCCGCTTGAGGATTCCTTGAATCTTCTTGCTATCGCCTTCGTCTTCGACGGTTGCGCCTGACTGCTCATCCTTCTTAATGGAGCGGGCTTTCTTTTTGTCTTCCATCGCTTGATTATAAGCATCATGCCATTCGGCAATAGAAGGGGTGAAATATGCTTCACAGCCAAAGATTGGCTTGAATTCCTTACCCGCTTCTTGCATCTTCTTCGCGTGCAATACCTGATAGGCTAAGCCATTCATGTTCCCGTGGTCGGTTAGTGCCAGTGCTTCGCACCCGTTGTCATATGCAAAATCCATATGTGCTTGCGGATACCCGATGGCATCAAAGATAGAGCCTGCAACAGAATGTGCATGAAGCCCAACGAACTTAATTTTTGAATTTATACGATTCATAATCCCTCCGAATCATATGGTATTTTAACGTGTTTGCGAGGCTTTGTCAAGTGTTCTGGCGGTGTTTCTATAAAAAAATCTGACGCATGAAAGTTGCGATACCCCTCCCAGGTAGAGATATCGTAATACCACTCAAGAGGATGTATGTGTGCGGTCGACTCGTTCACTTTCGCGAATATCTGCTGGAATTCGAATTGACGAGCGCTCCATCTCTCGGATAGAGGTCGTTTCTTGGTGGGGTATTGCTGGTCTGGTAAAGGGGGTAAATATTCCCTTGTGGTTATTTTGTTTATGTGTTGTCGGCATTTCTTAAAATCTTCTCCTGTGAATGTGAATGCTATTGGTTTGTTGTTTTTGACAGTTTCGCCGTCATAGCTTAAAAGAAAGTTGTTTTCCTTGTGATTGATTAGTTTCCTATAATCACGAATACTATATATGTCATAGACTGCCAAAGGAAAGGATACATAATATTTATCGGGTGTTACCCATTGTGATATTTTGTATGCTACTTTCCACGCGGAATATGCTCCATATAATACTGACCACCCATAGGAATCGCGGCGATCGCGGTCTTTTGGGTGGACCGGTACATAATAAATAGGTACTTCTTTGCGTTGTTCCGAACTAAAGCCAATCATTTTTGAATAATAAACTGGATCATATACCCATTCGCCTACTATTTTGCGGATTATGGGCGCTAAATCATCGTTAGCAACAATCCAAATAGTGTTGCAACCTGCCATGGCGCATTCAAAGACTGATTTCTGAATCGCCGTCAGTCCTGCGTTTATGGGAAGTAAGACTTCCGGGGTCATTAAATTAAAGTCTGACTTTATATTAGCGACCGGGATAATGCCGGCTAAGTGTATACGACTCATGGGTTTTTTAAAAATCTATGGTAGGCCAAGCTAGCTGACTGTAAATTTTTGAGCAAACTCTGTTCGTCAGGCGTCCCAATTTTAATATTCTCGCTCGGTACCGAGGGTTTACTTGTGTCGCTGCGTGTTTCGCGTCGGATGCTAGTTGTTCTAAATTTGTAATGTTTTGGGTTTCCCGCTGTTGTGTATCCACCTGCAAATTGTCCTTTCATTCCTCGTTGCTCCATATCATGTACGGCTTTAAATCTCGCCATTGTTTCGGAGTAGTCAAAGTTTAATAATTGTTCACCTGTTAATTTTGATACCGCACAAGCATCTCTAACAGGAGTATTTCCATCAATACGGTCGGAACTATAAAACCATATCTCGCGCACAAAATCATCGTCTGTGTTAACATAGTCGATTTCATGTTTGCCTCCACTATTGAATGCTATATAATCATAACATGTATATATGTCTTCGTCAAGTTCTTTTTGGTTAGCAAAGCCAATGGCACCGGCGTCTCCAAAATAAAAGCAACTTTCAAATTTAAATTCAAAAACCTTAGAGTATTCATTTGAACACACCACAGTATTCCCATCATATCGCATGCGATGGCACAAGCTGGAGAGCGGAAGATTGCCACTAAGTGAAAGTAAAAACAGCAGTCTTTCCCAAAGAATTTCCTTTGGCTCTCCAATGATCTTTTGATCACCAAACGTCGTTAAACTTTTTGGTGGCCGGGAAAATACTTTAAGAAAGTCCAAGTCTTGGCCCGGCTTGAGATAGTCAAACCTAAAAGGGCGCCTGGCTTTTGTAAAAAAAATAGGGTAGCAATTGCTGAATGCGAAAAGAACAGCATTCAAACAACTGCCTACCACCACATTTTCATATTGAAATATCAATCTTCTTTTCGTCTAAAGCCTGCTACCAGTGCTGCGTTTGTGTTTCAAGTATTATAACTTAGTTGAGTTAAGGTGTCAACCCTTTATCTTATCCAGTATGTCAATATCATACTTAACCTCGTCCAAGAGAAGCTTGAGGTCTAAGCCAGCACAATCTATTTTTGCTTTACTTATATGATAGTGACTAACAAATCCGGTGTAGCTTCCATAGGCCACGTCCTGTTCGTACTTAGTGGATGTTTTTCCAAATTGATTAACCGGAGCTTCGTAAGGTATTCCGGTGGCTGTGTTTATTGCCTTCCACAGTGCCTTTACTGCTTCGATCTGGGCTGGATAAAACCCTAAGAATGGATCTAACTTTGATCCGTGTACCCATGCATCTTCTATTATAGGGCGTGGATCAAATCCGGATTTAACATATCGATCTTGATATTTCGGGTAATATGCATTTGATATTTCAACGCCCACAGATGGTCTATTGGTTCTAGCCGAGCCGGCATGCCATGCGGCATGTTGCATATCCAGTGTCTGATATATTGTTCCATCATTATCAATGAGGAAGTGTACCGATATACCCCGCTTGTCTAATACGTTTTGACAAGACGTAGAGCTTAAACAAACATCCCAGTGGTTTACAAAATAACGAATCTTTCGTTTGGGGCGACCCGAATAGTCATAATAGTGTCCGGGTTTAGACTCTAAACCACCCTTTTCTGACCAAAGAACGAATTTATCCCACTCTATCGGGTGGAATTCTCCGTTGTAGACAATGTAGTTGGAGTAGTGACAATCTACCGGCTTGTGATCATCTATCTCAGCCTGTCTCTCAGTCCAAAGTCGCCGAAAAGTCATGGGACCACACAGACCGTCGGCTGTTATCGCGTGTACCTTCTGCCACTTCTTTATCGCTCTTACGAGCTTGTCATCAAAATATTTTTCGCCGAACCAGCTTGGCGCCCATCCAAGCTTTTTGGCGGATGCCTCGTTGTAAAAGTGTTTGTCCATTCTGCAGTGTCCCCATCTTATTCTACTATTCCTACGACGTAATTGTCTAAAATAACATTGTAATTAGTTCCGCCAATGCTTATTTCTTCGATCATTGAGCGATCAACGACCAATTTCGTGCCTGCTAACACCTCGAATCTCACATCTTCTGCAGCCTTTATGACTTCTACTTCCATATAACTTTCTGGTTCGGGCTGGTAGTCGTCAGGTAAGACAATTAGTGAGTCCGGGGGTACGCTCTCCGGCTGTAGGTTTATGGATATGTACCGATTTACGGGGTTAAACATGCTCTATCTCCTTTTGTATAATTTTTTGGTGAGTAAAATACTCCTCTCTGCTTAAAAAAACATCTTCTCGGATACCGCAATTTTTGCATACCATGGTCATGTGAACATTGTCTCCATGAGTGCTCCTGATGTTTCCGACTGGGGTGTAATAGCATGTGTTTTTCGTAGCTTTGCATTTTCTTTTTATAAACCGAGCTTCCATTAAATGATTA